TTAAACCGGGTTATCAAATTGGCCTTCGCGAGTTTGATAGCATCTTTAGTACTTACACTGGTCAGTTTATTACTGTTACTGGTATCCCCAGTTCTGGCAAGTCTGATTTCGTAGATCAAATGTGTGTTGGCTACAACCAATTATATGGTTGGAAAACTGCATATGCCTCTCCTGAGAATCAACCTACTTTTTTACATGCCCACAAACTTATGCGTAAGATTTGGGGTGGCATGCCAAGTGAAGCTGATATAAACACTGAAAAGTGGAATCAAATCGCTGATCTCTGCAATAGTAGCTTTTACCATATTGATATGGAAAAGTATGCGCTTGAGCATGTTTTAAAGAAAGGTGCTGAGTTAGTAAAGCGTAAAGGTATAAAGTGTTTAGTAATAGACCCTTACAATAAAGTACGTTCTGCTAAGCCATCAACCGACGTTAATCAATACACGCTTGATTACTTAGAACAAATAGACATCTTTGCTAAGAAGTACGATGTACTAGTTATAGTTGTTGCTCACCCCACTAAAATGTATAAAGATGGTAATGGCAAGATTGAAGAGCCAACCATGTATAATATTAAAGGTGGCGGAGAATGGTACGATGCCTCTTACCACGGACTATTAGTTCATAGAGATTACGATGCCCGAACCGTTAAAGTAAAAGTGCTTAAAGTTAAGTTCCAAAACTTAGGTGAGAATGGTGCTGAGGCTCATTTTAAATGGCAGTCGGACAGTGGTGGCTATAAAGCTATTGAAAACCCTACTAGCTTTGCTAGTGATAAAATGCCGTGGGAATAATGGGTAGCGGTACAAAAAGTAAAAAGTCTAAAAAAACCAATTGGGGCAGCTATTACAGATCAGAGTACGAATACCAAGCAATGGTATGGTGCTTAAAGAATGACATTCGAATTGGGTTATTAGCAGCTGAGACAGGCGAGGGGCCTAAGAAATTCTTTGTAGAAATAGAGATTGGCAAAAAGAAAAGTAAAGACCCTAGTAAGTATTTAGCAGAGGACGCACGAAGACAAGTTTATAAATACTATATTTATTATTATGAAAAACATAGAAACGCAGTATCGTAGTTTAATCAAAGAACTACTAGACGCGCCTTACAAACCTGATCGAACAGGTACAGGTACTTATTCTCTTTTCGGCAAAACGCTAGAACATGATATGTCAGCGGGTTTCCCGCTTTTATTATCTAAAAAGGTTTCGTTTAAAGCTGCAAAGTTTGAGTTGCTGTGGATTTTGCAAGGCCGTACGGATATACAATACTTAAGAGATAACGGAATTAACTATTGGGATCCTGATTATAAACGCTCAGGACGTACAGACGGGACGCTCGGTCCTGTGTACGGCAAGCAGTGGCGCGATTTTAACGGCGTTGACCAGCTCCGAAGATTAATTTCAGGTATAATGACTAGGCCGGAATCTAGACGTCTTATAGTCAATGCATGGAACCCACCTGAATTACACCATATGGCGTTGCCTCCTTGTCATTATGGCTTTCAAGTTTATATAAACAATAACCAGCTTGATCTAATGTGGCAACAGCGTTCGGCGGACGTATTTTTAGGTTTGCCTTATGATATAGCTATGTACGGTTTATTACTAGAGCTACTTGCTAAAGGTGCAGGCTACAAACCAGGCAGATTAATAGCTCAATTAGGTGATTGCCATTTGTATTCAAACCATAGAGAACAGTCTAAAGAATTGCTTAGCAGACAATTAAGTGGTAAAGTACTTCCTGTATTAGACTTAGCTGGTTTAGGCCTAACAATTGGGTACGATAAAGATGTGGTTGTACCCCATGAATGGGAAATAGAACTTAAGCATTATGACCCGATGCCAGCGATAAAAGCACCTTTAAGCGTAGGCGTGTAATGAAGTATTTTATTTATCACATTCCAGGTAAAAAGATTGGCGTAACGCGTAATCTTGATAAGAGAGTTACTCAGCAACAAGGTTATGCTGAAGAAGAATACGAGGTTCTATTTGCAGGTGATGATATCGATCAGGTATCAAAATTAGAAATAGAACTTCAAAAGTCTTATGGCTACCCAGTAGACCGTATTGAATACAAGAATTTATTTAAATCTAATACTATGAAAATCAATGTAACTGATCAGACTACCACATTCCCTGTGCATATTTTGCAGCTAAAGGAATATCTCGGCAACGTAATGGGCGTATCATGGGTAACTCCTCAAGGTGATCGCTTTACGTTAAGTGGTCGTAACGCAGAGTGGATACTAAACAATGCGATGAAAAGCATGTACACTGAAGACCGATGCTACATTTATAATGAAGCCTTCAAAAAGTACGAGCAAGGTATGTTTGCTAAAGTTGAACCCCAAGAAGAAGACATTGCTAAATTTGAGTTGATACGTAAATGGGCAGAGGAACGCGGCATTTATGAAAGCGGCGATAAGAAGACTCAGTATGTTAAGCTTATGGAAGAAAGTGGCGAGCTTGCTCAAGCTATCTTAAAGAATGACGAAGTTGAGTTTGTTGATGCTATTGGCGATATGGTTGTTGTACTTACAAACCTCGCACATCTTGGCGGCCATAAAATTGAAGAATGTATTGACGCTGCTTATACTCAGATAGCTAATCGTAAAGGCAAAATGGAAAACGGCACGTTCGTTAAAGAAGGAGCTTTCTCTAATTATCTTAAGTCTAAAACTGAAACGTTATGAAACAAAAGACAATTAGCTTTAGAGATCCAGTAGTTGAACGCGTAGTAGATAAGTTTGTTGGTCGTTCAGACGTAGGTTATAAAAAGTACGGCGTTACATTAGAAGAAGATCCAAGTGAAATGCTTGAGTGGTTAAATCACTTACAAGAAGAGCTTATGGACGCTGTACTGTATTTGCAAAAAGCAAAAGAAAAGTATGAAGCACCAAGCTCCGAGGAGTAATATGAAAAAGAGATACAGCAGAAAGAAAGGACCCGTAAGAGCAAACAAAGTATCATATGATGGTATCAACTTTGCGTCAGGGCTAGAGAAATATATGTACATGGCTTTAAGAAAAGCTAAAATCGCTGCACTATATGAAGGAGAAACATTTGAACTACAACAGTCTTTTGAATTCCCATTCGAAAGTTTCGAGCGGACGGGGAATGGTAAAGGCGAATTTATTAATAGAGGAAATAAAAAAATCCTCAACATTAAATACACGCCAGACTTTGTAGGCAAGCACTTTATTATTGAAACTAAAGGTAGAGCCAACGAATCATTTCCGATGCGCTGGAAGCTGTTTAAGAAGTATATAGCTGAGAATAAGCTTGAGCCCTTCACATTGTATAAACCTCAAAATCAGAAAGAATGCGACATGGTAGTGGAGTTAATTCTAGAGCGCCAAAAGAAAACGCTCGGAAGCAATACATAGATAGGCAGATAGACAAGTGGGTACAGTGGTCGTGGCGCCAACGCGGACGAGTAAAGTACAAAGAACTGATTTTAGAAATAGAAAGAATTAAAGAGCATGCAGGAAAACGAAAATGAAAATCTTAGCGGCCAATGGGCTGTATCGTTAGGCTTCTATCCAGGCGTCTTAATAGGTATGCGTAGTTATCACAATGATGATATTACCTCGCATGTATTCTACCTACCCTTTTTTGATATCGCAATACAAATATATAAATAACAAACACTATGAAAAACGATTTTGACGTGTCAGATAGCTTCGCTGACTTTGTTGATGAGCTTACAACGGATGATAAAAACAGTAATGCATGCAGTATTGATAATCCTGAATGCGAAGGATGTGGTAGCTAATGTGTGCGGTGCATGGAAGAATGTGTGATGCCTGCAAGAAAAAACTAATCGACGAAAAGTTACAGGAATGCGCATCTATATTTACTAACCTAGGTATAGAATCTACCGGTGAGGAGCGACGTGACGCTTACGCTAAAGAACAAGAATTGCTTTATGAGATTAGAGCAATAGATAAAGAAAAAGGTAATCGCCTTTTGAACATCATGTAAATAATAAAGGGGACCCGTTACTGGATCCCCTTTTTTTATTTCTTTTTTGGTACACAATTAGGAACTTTTTTACCGCCCTTATTTTTCATACCAATAGCTTCATATCCGGTCCAGCATGCTTTCTTAAGCTTCAGTGGACTGCCTAGCCGTTGTGGTCCGCAGCCAGCCATTACTTTTTGTATTTTTTAGCTGGTGATTGAACACCGTCTTGGCTATCTTTAGTTGATCTAATACGTTGAGCACGACCTTTATCACCTGATTTTGCCGCTTTTTTTGCACGCTTTTCTCTTAAGCTGTCCATATATGCGGAAGCTTCCTCTTTTGTTTGTTTAGCTGGAGATTCAGGCGCAGCTTTAATTGCATCCTGTAATTGTTGTGGTAATTTTCCTTGATTGCCCTCTAGTGCTTTAGCTAAAGGAGACTTTGTTGCCATTTTAAACGGCGATTTGTTATAACCCATTTTTTTATGTTTATCTAAATTGGTAATTAATTCCTGCTTTGATTTCAAAGACTTCTTTATCCCAGTACTTCATATATTCACCTTCTGCGAATATACCCCAGTTCAATCCTATCTTATATCCTATAACTCCACCGAAGTTGTAGTCAATCCATTGCCCTGGTATAAAATGATTTGTATTTTCTAATTCATCAGCAAACTGCTCGTAGGAAAACATATGATCTCCTATAATATGTTTGTGCCACGGTAGCATACTTGCCCATGAATGAATCCAAAAGTCTTCTGAGTAGTGATAGTAATCAATACCAATTATAGCTGATAAGGAGCCAAGTGCGCCAATGCCGGCGAGTTGCTCTGCATTGTATGCATTTACAATATCGCCGTATATATACTTTCTAAAATCAAGATCAGTGTCAGCAACTTTGTTACCGTTTGGATCTAACCAGTACCAGTCAAAATTGTCTACCTCGTCGTCGTTATCGTAATCGATACCGTAATAAATATCTTCATAACCCATATCACGCACTAGGTCCCACCATGGGCTAGTAGCTAGATATTCCGCAATAGGATTGTAACCATAAGCTTGGTGCTGTCGTGCTGCAACACCCAAACTAAAATCTACTTCGCCAACGTGCAGCCTACCTCTCACCTCAACTTGAGTGTAATCCAGGTTAACTAATCCCTGGTTAAACAACTCTGCTTTTACCATCCAATACTTAGCTAAGTATCTAAGGAAGTAACGCTGGTTTATATAATCGTTTCCTTGCTGCCTGCCGCGATCAAATTGAGCTAAGTACTCAAACCCCTCAACAGCACCAACAGTCGCAAATAAAGATGTTGTAGATTGATTGTGGCCATCGTAAAATGGGTTTTGTCTTTTCTCGTAATCGTAACGAGCTACACGGCGAATGCCAAATGTATATCTGTAATCAAACGGGTTTTCAATGGTTATATCCATTAGGTCCCCACCTTGAGAAACAAAGTACTCTGACTGTGCTTCCATCGGCGACGCTCCGTACACACTGGTGTACAACGTGCTGTACTTTAACAACCCCTGTCCAAACGCTGAGGTTGATATAAAAAATGTTATAAGTAAATTTTTCATGCTTAAAACTTATTAGCCCCGGTTAGCTGGTCAACTTCTTTTTGTATCTCACGATAATCTATATGGCTAAGTGATAAATTAATGCCTGCTTCCCATCTTGTAATCTCTTTACCGTTTTTGTACAATACTAATGTAGGCACTGACCTTATACGTTCATCTTGCTTTAGTGCGGCATTACCATCTATAGACGCTTTAAATATTTTAGCATCTTTAATTTTAACAACGTCTACATAATTATTTGCAGAGTTGAAGCTCGCGTTGTAATGCACTAAAACTACGCCCCGTTTGCTAATAGTACTAGAAGCAAAAGAACATAGTGAAAATGCAATCAACAGAAGTATTGTCTTTTTCATATCACTTCATTTCAAATAGTCTCTTTTCCATCTTATCGAGCTGCTCCTTAATATCGCCTACATCATCTTGCGTATTCATGATGGTTTCACGTATTAGCTGATCTTTAAGATCGTATTCCATTCTGCCAACCTCAGCGGGTGGCAAAAGTTTAGCTTCTTCAATGCCTGCCTGTAGATCAAAATATCCAAGCGTAACTACCCCGACCGCAGCCATAATAGCGCCTATAGTTTTTAGAGATAACCCTACTACTGTGTTTTCTGAAATTTCCTTTGCCATGCTATTTAAAGTACTTGTATTTTGTTTTGCCGTCTTTTTTGTAGGCTACTAATCTTTCTCCACGGTTTGTTTGGTTATCAACGTAAGAAACATGGACCCAATCTGGTTCGTCTTCTGTACCAAATTCCCATATTAACTGATCAAAGCTAGTGTGATCTGATATGTAATGAAACAATTCTTTGTTGGTCAGCCCACTGAATACTTGGGCATCTAGGTCAAGAGCTTGACCCTTTGAGTGTTGTGAGGTTTTACTTCCGCCAATGCGCTCGTTAAGAGCTTCACTGCGATATCCAGAAGTTACGGCAATGGGGTTTTTAAAATAATTACGTGCTGGCTGGAAGATGTTTAGCGCAATTGCCTTTAAATTTTCCAAATGTTCTATCGTAGGCTCGTTATTTATGCCACATCTCTTTGCTGTAGTTGATTTAATTACCTCAGCAACGCTTAAGTTATCTGATAATTTCATTATTATTTATTTTTTTTTTCTCTGTAATACCTAGCTCTTTCGTCAGGAGTCATATTTTTAAGCTTCTCGCGCTCTTCCTCTTTTTTCTTTTTTGTGTTTGCAGCCCGAGTTTCTTTAGCTTTAGCTTTACCTTCTTCTTTGCGCTTTGCTTTAGCTTCAATCTTAATAAGATCGTGCTCTTCATTCGTAGCACCCACGTCCCAAGTCTTCCAGCCAAGCGCTAATGCTATACGCTGCCAAGTTGTATTGCGGGAATCTAATGCTTCTGAATAGCCATTAATAAGATCCACCATTCTTGCAAAAGGAATGTTAGTTGCTCCTTCAACCACAGACCCTATTATAGAATACGCGGGACTTAAGTTTATTCTCCCATCTTCCATAATACTAAAGCCTCTTGCTTCTAGTATATCTTTGTTAAAAGCTTCACCCGCTAATGCTGAGTTTAGCTTTCTAAGCTTTGATCCTATAGGTGGAGAAAGACTAAGCGCTTGTAATATAACCGCACCTCTATCAGCCATAAATCCTTTTTCCTTTTGCGCAAAATACTCAGTAATAGTATTCTTAATGGTGGCTAATACAGCGCCTTTTGCTCCACTACCTTTCAGAATAGAATCTGTCATACTATTAATAATACGAAGATTTCTTTTATCATTCTTGCGTTCAAGTTTTTCCCGCTCTTTATCAGTCATTTCAGATTCATCTTCATCGTCAAATCCTGGTATAACAGCAAACAAAGCACTTTGTAGTGCTGAGAATATAAAGTTCTGTACCGCGCCGTAGTAAATAATCTTAGATATATGTGTTTTAGCATCACCCCTACCATTAGCAAGATCCTTCATCGCTTTTTTCATTAAGCGAGTATACTGCATCGGGGTGTTTTGGAATGCAAGAACTAATCTTCCCAGCACGCTGCGTTGTTCTTGAGAAACTAAATACGGATCAGATGATTGCTGTGCTTCATCTGCAGTTTTACTAAAGTCTTCAAACGCTTGCTTTTCCGCCGCTGCTTGATCCATACCTTCTTTAAGATATGTTTTAACTCTGTTTCTGTAAAAGCTTGCGCCACCTATAGATATTGCAAAGCTATCCGCCATTTGAGTAGGCGTAAAACCAATTTTCAATAAATACGTAACAACAGCTGACGCTTTGTTTTTAGCGCCTTCAGCTTCATTAGCAATTTCCGCAGCGTTAACGTCGGTTTGTAATCCTGAACGGCGTTGTTTTAATTTGTCAGAATTAAATATCGTTGCAAAATCTGACCAGTATTGTGGCTGGTTCGCAAATGCTGCTGCAGCTTTAAGTGGATTGTTATCAGACCAATTAATAAAGTTAGTAGCTGAAAGCGTTTGCAGTATAGCGGATCTAACATTCAAGAACATGATTGCACCGGTAGAATTATTTACCCAGTTTAGCCAAGCGTTTACCTGCGCATTATCATTTCCTGATTGTACACGGTTAGTACCATTAATCATCGCATATAATGCGTCTTTTATAGCTTCTTTATGGCGCGTGCCGTATACAGCTTCTATTTTATTTAAGTTTTCAGCACTAAATATTGCTTCTTGATTTTCTATAAACTCTTGTAAGTATTTTTTTCTACCTACTTTTTCAGTCATGCCGTTCAAATCGGAAATTAAAGTACGTGAAAGCCAATGCTCACCGGGTTCTGCCCAGGTATCTTGTCTAGATATAAGCTGCATTGCATTACCTAGCTCAATAAGTGGCGGAAATTGGTTAATTGCATTAATTAAAAAGCTAATATCAGCTTTATCCATTCCTGGTACCTCTATACCTTGCTGGGTCCACATGTACACTCTCAATGCCTGATCATAGGTAAAATCGCTATTATCAATTTTTTGACCAAGCATTTTAAAGTATTGCTTATTAGCTTTTGCCAGGGCATTATATTCCCGACGCACTTGCTGCTTAACCGCTTCAATCATTGCAACTCCTCTGGTGTAAGGAGTTATTAAGTTATCTTCTATAAATTTTTGATCAGCTTCCCCTTGTTTTCCTTTGCCGGCAAATGTATATGAAGTTAAACCTCTAAAATCTTCAGCTGAAGCAGGTATAAACAAACGGAATCTACCTTTTCGTTCACCTTGCATACGAGCTTGAGCAGCAGTGTATACTTTATCGGCTGCAACATTTTTATTGCGCTCGATCATTTCGTTTAGCCCTTCGCTTAAGCCTTTGCTAAACTGAATACCAGAAGCTTCTAAACCAGTAGTTACTTGATTTACAAATGCTTCAGGTAAAGCTTGACCGTAAGAAATGTCATTAGTATTGATTTCATAGAACCGCCCTGCGTAGTCTTCTTTATATTGCTTAGCGCTTTCCTGTACGCTATCCCATGTTTTAGTTACTATAAAGTCAGCTAACGATCTTTCAGCTCGAGCGCGGTTTCTTTGCACCGCAACATCTTTGCTGGTGTTTACAAATACCATGTGTATCTCAAACCCAGCGTCCTCTAAAGCCTTCATCTTTTTAGTTGTGGCTTTGTACGATGCACCTGTGCCATCAACAACCATACTTTCTTTTGCGGCAGTATTTCTAGCTAAATCTTCTTCAGCTGCTTTTCTAGCTTTCCAACCCAGCTTAGCACGTAACGAGCGTTCTTCTTTATTATAAGTTTTTTCGTCGCTTGCAAGCCCGGCTTCTTTTATGTATTTTTCTAAATAAGGATCTTGATTAACTAATCTATAACCTTTATCTATTAAGCCTAATGCTTTTAATGTGCTAGACTTTCCTGAGCCAGGACCGCCAACCATAAATACGGCGGTAGGCTTAGATATAGAAAATTTAACTGACGGTCGTATTATATCTTGGGCTTTAGTAGCCTTTGACCATTGTATGCCTATTGCTTTTTTATATTTTTCTACTTCTTCTTTAGTTTCAAGATGGTCTTTTAAAGTTTGTATACTTCCATCCTTATTTAATGTAGTAGCAAATATCTGATCTTGGCCGGCTTCATTAAACACTTCTAGTCTTTGTATACCCGATCTATTTGTAGTACTTAGTACATCTATAGTATTTGCTGTAGCATTATCTGTTGCCCATAAAGTGTTTTTATCTAATATCTGATCTAAAGCGTTATTAGCTTCCTTGCTTAAATAACCTTCATCTGTTAGAGTAAAAGTGTTATCAGCTGCTAAAGATATTATATCAAATGCAACCGAGGAGTTTGGATAAACATGCTCCACGTAAGGCTTACCCTTGGTGGCCCCAATAATGCTACCAGATATATAAACTAGTTGCCCCAAAGATCTAAACCCAACACCTTTCTTATTAGAGTTCATGTCCTGCAACAAGCGCATTAAATTCTTTTCAGAAAGTCTTCCTCCTTCTTTAGCCGCTATTATAAGTTTAGCAGCCATATATTTAACAAGCTTTCGGTTAGCAATATTTGCGTCTTGAATATCCTGTATTAAACCAGAATCTGCCGTTCGTTGGGCTGTTCCAGTACCCCTTTGGGCTTTTACTACACGGTTAATTAATTTTCCTTCAGATGTAGAGCTATTAGTGTAATGAGAAATTTTTCGTAAAACCTTGTCTTTCCCAAGAAGAGATATTTCCCAAATAGGCATTTTGTTTGTGTTTCTTGTACCTGGATCGTTTTTAGCAGCCTGCTCAATTATTCCACCGCCAAAAACGCCGTAACCCCTAGTGTTTTTGCTACCTAAAGCAGCTGATGTGCCAAACGCTTCTACCGCAAGCGGATCTAAATCCTTTGCAAAATCAGCTATTTCGGTTTCATATGCTTTTAGCTCTACCATTGCCGCAACATTTCCCGCAGCAGCGGATTTTTTTAATGTGCTTAATGATGTGTACTCTTTAAGCCACTGCTCATTAAAAATAGGTAAATTAGATTTGGAAATTAAATTTTTAAAATAGTTTTGAATAACATAATCTAAAAGACCTTTTTCGTTTAAATCATCTATAGTATTATAAATTGCATCAAAAGGAACATTTGATATGTCAACTTTCCTTTTAATTTGTTTGCCATCTATTTCGTCTTTTACAAATGCATATTTGTTTAGCTTTTTTAACGCTTCGGGGCTAAATGTACCTTTAACGTTTTCGTCTTCCATTGCTGACAAATCGCGGTCAAATGAATCAAGCACTGTAATACCAGCACGTAAAGCTACTCTAACATCTTCTTGTCGTATTTGCTGACGATTTAAACCTTTAGAAAATTTAACATTACCTCTTTCAAAATCAAGAGCTAGTTTCTGAACGTGGTTGTCTACAATTTCGTAACCTAATCGCTCTTGGTTAGCATCAAATGCTTGGCGTATAGAGCTATTAACATCTTGCATTTCTTGATTAACAATTTCTATAGCTAGTTCTTCAGCAATAGCTTTAGCAAGAGATTCTTTTTTACCACGCAATGGGTTACCTTTTTCATCAAGAATAAAAGACAAAAAAGTTTTGTCATCTATTTTTGTAGAGGCATTAGGTAATCTACGGGTTAATTCAGCTCCAGATGTTCTACCTGCTTTGTCTGTGCTAGTTGTTTCTCTATCAATTTTTTTACCCTGCCAATCACTAGTAAATACACCGTCTACTTGTTTTTGAACGGCGGATGGCTGTGCGGACATCAGATAAGTGGTAGTCATGTTTTCAAGAATAGCTTTCTTATTGTCCGTTAAGAATCTTCTAAGAACACCATCTTTTTTACCACCCATTGCTTTTTTCAAGTCAATGTCTATCTGCTTACCTAAAGTTAACCTTAGCTCATTTACCAAAGGAGTAACTGTAGTATTTTTAGACACCGGTGCGTCAATGCGGTTTTTAAGTGTACCTACTATTCTAGGTATTTTAGCTAATATGTTTTCAATAAGTTCAGGCGTTGCAATACGGCTGTTTAAAAGAGGTCTGTATTCAGGTCTTTCAGCTTCTGTACGCTCTTCTATCTGTTCTGCAGTAGTAACATCAGCCGCAGCCCCTTTAAGGTCCTCTACGTCGCTCTGATTAAAGTCTTCAACAATATCGTTCTTACCTTCACCAGAAGCCTTAAGCATATCTTTAATACGGAAACTAATACGACCGTTTATATAACCGTATAATGTAC